TAGAGGGTTTTAAATATGGGCCCTTTATTCCAAACTCTTGTTTTTCTGCATAATCCAAAGGCGACCCTACTTGAATATTTTTATCAGACTTGTTTACTTTAAAATTCATCGACCTTCTTAACGCCCCAGTATCGACTATGTGCCTTGTAGTTATTTCTTGTGTAACTAAGCTCCTCCATTTCTCTCCTATTGCTAATAACATCAGTCCTACTTTCCTCTTCATTTCTGTTTTTACGATTGGTGCATTATTTTCTATTCTTATATTAAAGTTCTGACCCGTTATATTACTTCTTCTCGGCATTTTTATTAAACCTCCTTATTTGTTTTTCCATTCTTGGTAGCTCATATTTTTAAGCTTTTCATCTAGTTCTAATTCGGTAATACCTTTTTTAATTCCTATAAATTCTACCACATGAGTACACCTACAATTAATCACGTCACTAGCACTTCCATATGGGTCTCCTGGGTATCTTAATCCGTTACTAAATAATTCATCAAGGCCAACTATTTCGCCTTGTAAAGCTCGGTGCGATGCCCTAGTTCTTTTATCAATAGTGCTGATCCATTTCTTTTTTAGTTTCAGTCCTTTATCTTCACCATGTTTAAATGCTTTAAGCCTTCCGCTGTTTTCTATTCTATTACTCTCTGTCCTGGCAATTCTAATACTACCAAAGTTGTTCTTATCTGTTACCTTATCAATTTTATCAGCTATATCCTTGATTGTACCACCTTTTAATATTTCAATGGTTAATTGCCTACGCAAATCAGATTGTATCGCTGATAGGTCTTTAGCACCCAAATAAGCCATCTTCGTAAACACTGGCGTAGTTTCTTTCAATAGTTCTGCTATTGCTTCACGATTATAAAGCGTAAAGTCTAAATTAAACCCTGTTATATTTTCCAGTGAATAAGCCCCCCAATTGTAATTATCTACGAATATATCTATTAATTTATCATCAATTATACCTAAAGAAACCTTGTTTTTATTCTTAATAACATAAGACATTTTATTAATTAATTTGTTAAGTCTATTCCTTTTTCTTGATTCTGCAAGTCGTCTTCTCTTATCCTTCATATTTAATATTTTATTCCAATCAAGGCTATTATTTAGTTCCTTTTGCAGTTCTTTTTTAGCTTGGGAGTATAATATATTTATTTCATTCTCTAACTTTTCTATGGCCTTATCCGTATTTCTGTGGGCTATATCATTCATTTTTCCTCATCCTCATTTCTAAATTTGTTATATATACTTCTAATGGCCAGGCACCTTGTTCGCCATATATTGTTTCTGCTAGTTTTACATCACCATTTAACATTTTAATAATATATGGTAAGCTAGAGCCAGTTATTTCAATATTTCTAACGCACTCAAATATTTTCATAATATCACCTCAATTAAATTATAACATAAAAAAGACTAGAAATTAATCTAGTCCCAATATACTATATTTTATATATCCTCTGCTATTTTACAAGCTACTTGCCATAGTGCCTGTAATAAGCTGTGATTGTCTAGTTTAACCGAATATCCTCCTATATATTTTCCGTTTAATATATAGTCAACGTCTAAATACACACCTCTTTTGTTCCAAATATATCCTTTATCTTCTATGAAATTAATTAGTTGATGCATCTGTAAAAGTGGAAAAGGCTCTAATTTATTTTCTACAGCAGTTGTTCCAGCATTGACAAAATTTGCATTCAAACTGAAAATATAAAAATTTGTTGTATCTACAATAATATCTATTTCGTCATTTATCTTTTTAGTTGTGAATATGTCCCCGAATCGTGGCTTCCACCAATCTAAAAATGTCTTCTGAACTTTATCGTTCTGTTTTAAAAACTGTTCTGCTATTATAAAATTATTCATTACTTAACCTACTTTCTAATTGCTTTTTTATTTCTTCTTTTATAAACTGTTTAATTTCTGCTTTTTTATTTTCTTCAATTGTAAGTTTTAAATCAAATTCAATTTTGTCTTTTAGCGCTTCATCACTAATTATTCTTTCTTCTTCTAAAATGTCTTCACGTTCTAAGAATTTAAACCCTTTATATCCATACCCATGTTCAAAATTCATTATTCAATGTCCTCCTTACCCCTTTCAATTTTCTCTTTAATAGCTACTAATTAAAGCAGCTTTAAAATTAACATATTCCATTTGCTTAATCCCTTCCACTATTATTATTTTTTATATGCAAGTTTCTTTGAAATATATTTCTCCGAATTTATTTGTAAGTAATTTCTTTCTTTTAAATCTTATATTTATTTCAAACATTTCAAACATTAAAACCATATTTTTCTTATAAATTCTAAAGTTCTTGGTTTCTCTTAGCACTTTTATTTTTTTATCAAAAGCTATTTCTGCTTTTATTCTAAATTTTTCTTTAGGAACTAATTCATAAATACTATCTCTAAATGTTAATATAAGTATTCCGTTTCGTTTATTAAAATTAACATATTCCATTTATTCAGCCCCTTCCACTATTATTCTTTTCTTGCCCTCTATTTCTTCTACACAACAATAAACTTTGCCACCTTGCTTTATTCCTAACTCTCTCAATTGCTTAGTTAATGTTATATAAAGCGAATATCCTCCAGTTACTTGTATATTTGTGAAGCTTTGATTACTAATCATTTAATCACCTTCCAAAGCCGTTTTCCATGATTTCATCAAAATCTCTGTTGTCAAACTCGAAATCAATTTTTGATGTGTCGATTACGAACATTTCTTTTGTATCATCTGCGTTTAAATAATCTGAATCTTTCATTTCTATATACATTCAATCGCCTCTTTACCTATATTATACTACTTATTAATACGTATTGCAACAATAAAAAAGAAGGTTTTATCCTTCTTCTGGAATTTCTATTCTATTAACGCTTTGTTCTTCTGTTTCTTCTATAATCTTATCTATTTCGTCGTTAGCAATCATAGGGTTTAACTCCAACGCTTTACGTTGGCTAATATCTTCCCTAAACAATACTATGTTACCAATTATCTCACTTTCATTTACTAGCGTACTCCTGGTGAATTTAATGCTATATTCTGTTGTATCATTACTAAACTCTTTATATAAAGTGATTATTCCATCTATAAAATCTTTACAGTTCCACTCAAACTCATTTGTCTTCAAATCTAAATTTGTAAACATTGCTTTTATATCTAAGTTAGTTATGTTTCCACCGTTTATCTTTTCTGTATCTATCGCCATTGCGCCCTCGTATATATCTTTCCTAAGTATAGATAAGGCTTTTTCTCTAGCCTGCCATGGTATTTCTACTGTATGAGGTGTTGCATCTCCTTCACCTTGTACTTTTACAGATTTATAAAACTTTAAGTCCTTGATGAATTGGTCTAAGTCCTGTCCACCGTAGTTTTTTATGACCCAATAAACATCTTGCATATCTTCAAGGTTGTTCCCAAAATCGGATTGAATTATATCGTAAAGGTCTATTTTGTTTTTTAATCCTGTTACTAAATCGCCTCTATGATTGTCTTTAACGTAAAGAGGGACTATAGGCAACATAGACCAATTACTTTCGCCTATGATAGTTTCTTCCAGCACATCTTTACCTCTTGTAATTATATAAGCCGTCTTATCTTCTAATAGTTCTACTTTGTTATCTTTTATCTTATACTTACTTTTGCCAGTTTCTTCATATAGTTCAACGTAAAGCGGCTTAGAACTGTCTATTTGCCAAAACCTTATACCTACTCTTAATACGCCGTTTGATTCATCTAGTAGTGGAATGAACTCTATGCCTTTCCATATATCAACATCAAATTTTCCTTTTGAATCTAGGAAGCAATATGCCCAACTAACACCCGCAATATGTGCGGATATTCCAGCACGTTGTACTTTTATCTCAAAGTTTTTGCCTAAGTTATCTTTTATCTTGTTTTCATCTCCTAAATCAATTCCACCACCCAATAAAAAATTGTTAGCTTGCTTTATTATAACAGGGAAAAACCCGCTTGGTATCTGATTATTAGCCTTTGTTATATCGTCTACAACTGTCATATTAACACCAATAAAAGTCTTTCTTCTGCCTAATATCGTTGTATTTTCTTCTTCATAATATGCCCGTGCATCTATTGCATTAAGATACATTTTACTAGCTTTAAATTCTTGTATAGCTTTAATTATAAAATTTTGTTTATTTGTTGTTGCTTTAAAATCTTGATATGTTAACATATCATTACCACCCCCATTTATTCTGTTTCATTACATCTTCTAAAGCGTATCTAGTACAATCTATAAAGTGGTTATCACGGTCGGGATATCTGCTTATAAATTGACCATTTTTATTCATATCATATTCATATCCCACAAATTCCCTTGATGCGTTGGGTGTTCTTTGTTTGTCGATTATTATTTCATCAAGTTTTTGTAGCCACTTCATACCATGGCCGATACTGTCGGGTCCTTTCTTCGCACCGCATATATTCAGCCCTAATATTCTTAACTCATTAATTGTCCTCGGCTCAGCTCCATCTGCTGTTATTATTTCATTTGTTATCCCTTTAACTCTTATTTTATTATATAAATCTTTATTGCTTAATCCCGATGAATATATTTCGTCTAATATATATAGTTTATTATTATGCAAATAGAATTTTCCAAAACTATTAGGATCTATTGTAAACCCAAAGTCATTGCCATAATAAAAACTATCCATTATTTTAATTTCTTCATCTGTAATAGTTCTAACAGTTACATTATCAAATACACTTCCACCCGTTCCTGTTACTTCTCCCAGGTACTCATGGTTATATGCTTTTTCATTCTTTTCTTTTAAGTGTTCTGCTTCAATGAAGAATAATTCGCCTAGCCATTCCCTTGGTACTCCATCTAAATAAGTTGAACTATAACATTTTCTATTCTCTTGTTCAACTGTCATTTCTTCATTGACCCAGTTGTTTTTACTTTTAGGCGGATTATATGCCATTAAACACCAAAACTTATTACCGCCCCTTAATAGTGATTGATTAAGGCTTCTTATTTCCTCCATTCCGCTGAACTGGTCCAGTTCTTCATAAAAAACTATAGCAGCATATCCAACTTCGAATTTAATAGACTTGATTTTAATAGGGTCATCACAGCCCCTAAATATTATCTTTTGTCCAGTGGCTATCAATGTTATTTCCATTGGGCTTACTGTAGCTTTAAATAAATGTTTTATTCCTAATTCTTGTAAAGCCCATAACATTCCATTATAAACAGAACCTCTTAATGTCGCAGCGACTTTCCTTAAAATTACTGCATTATAGTTTTTATCTTTTAACATTAAAATAGGTGTCATCTTTTCTGCAAAACTGGACTTAGTGCTACCTCTACCGCCTTTTAAAACATAGTGAGTATATTTATGTTCTAACATTTCTTCATAGGCCACCTTGAAGGATGGAGCCACTTGCTCTGACATTTTTATTATTGCCATTTTACTATCAACTCTTTTTTCTCAGTATTATCTATCGGTTTGTCAATTCCATATCGTTTAGCTAACATTTCAGCTGCTTTGTTTCTATCCTTTATTTCTGCTTTAATTTCTAAAAATTCGCGTTCTCCTGTTTCGTTTGACGATATAACTGTATTAGTTTCTTTTCCCCTTAATACATTTGTAAGATATTTCATCACTTCTGTAGCATCTGCAATAGTCTTTTTTTCTGCCTTTTTGACTACCTTGCTGTTTATTTCATTAAACCTTGCTCGCACCTTGCTGTCTTTAAACAATCTGCTTGCGGCTTCGTCTATAGTCTTATTTGCCATATTTTTAGTTGAATAACCCGCCTGTTTATATGCTTCGCGTTGGCTTAACTGTTTCATTAAGCCACTTACAAACTTTTCACGTTTTGCCGTTAGGTTCTGCATCCGTTCCACCTCCGTTACTTTATTATAGCATTTTTGCTTAAATAAAAAAAGAAGGCTGAAATTAATCAGCCTTTCTAAATTTAATCTAATACATACCATGTTCCGTTTAATATCTCTGCGGCTGTTACTGCATCTCCAAATTCGTTAATCATTCCGTTAATATTAAAGCAATATCTTCTTTCAGTTCCTAAATATTTATTTTCTATTGTTTTATATTCTGTACGATATATCTTAACAGCTTCTATAAATCCAACTTCTCTTTCTTTCCTTTTAAGCTTGAATATTGCATCTCTAATGTAAGTTCTTGGGCAACCATCGGTTACCAATTCTAGCGTTGAATTTTCGCCCATATTTATATTTTTAATGGCTAAATCACTATCAGTACAATAATATTCTTCCCCAATTTTAATTTTTGCCACAACTTCCTTAAAACTATATTCCTTATCATAATCAATTTTATTTTCTATGGGGTTATAATCATTCCCAACGTATTCTTCTAAACATTTACAGCTGCAAAATTCTCCAGCACCATTTTTATTTATAGTTTTCCCACAATTTGCACATTTCATGTTTTCATCTTCTCCTTTAAATTCAATATCTTTTACAGCATTTTCCCAGCACATTTTGCACCCACTTTCTTTAACGGGAATCCCAGTACAATTATTCTTAATTCCAATTGCTGACGGGCAAAGATTCTCATTATAAAAATATTTTTGGATAAATTCTTCTCTAGTCATTTCCTTGGCAATTTCTTTTATACCCATACTTTTATCCTCCATAATTTTAAAATGATTATTAAATAAAACTTTATCCAAAAATAAAACGTTTTGATGGTTTTCAACGGTATATCCATATATAACACCATTTGTAGCATAATCTCTTTGTATTTCTATGGTTTCTCCTTGCTTTATATTTCCATATCTTTTTATACATTCAGCTTTCATTGTTTATCCTCACTTTCTGTTAAAAAAATTTCACTAGCATTGTACAATTTCCTAAAATGCATATCATGCATAATTGAATTTGTTAATTTAATTGTTTGATTTTCGTTATATATAATTGTTTTCTTTTCATTCTTTTACCTCCTTAATAACTACTGTGTACTGATTTAACCCTAGCCTTAAATATTTAATATTAGTTCTTTTATTAAAACATATATTTCCTTATATCCTTTATCTTTTGCTAGTAGCGTGTTTAACTTCATGCTTATAATAGTTTCCAGTGCTTGAATATCTCTTAACGTTTTCTGTGACATATCATCACGCTTTAATTCCCTTGGTATTTCAAGTTTTTTTCTAACTAAATTAGTGAAATGCTTATAATACCAATTTGGCTTTGAACTCCCTTGGCTTTTAGCATATTCAACGAACTCCTTTATCATATTGGTTTCGTCTTTTCTAACTTCTTTAGAATCTTCTCTAGTTCCTAACCAAATATCATCTTTTTCAGTAGCTATATAATATCCGTTGTTTCTTATTAATTCTATAACTTCACTAACCCATTCTGTGAATTCAACTGCTTCCGGCTTGTTACTCCTAAAACATATTTGATATACTGCTTGCGGTTTTATAAACTTCATACCTCTATTTGGTAATGGCTCTTTGAAATTTCTAATGTACGTTTCACGTACGTTAGAATTATTGAATTCAGTTTTATATTTTTCTTTAACTTTAGCTAGCTGAACCCTTATATTTTCTTTATCTAAAAACTTTTCAATATCTTTTGCACAAAACCATTCTTCTCTATCTGTTATAATAGTTCTAACGTTATATTTTTTTAAAAATCCAATCATCAAATCAACTCCTTGCTTATATTATAACATAATGTAAATTGGTTTACAATACAAACATTAAAATAAAAAAGACTAGAAAATTAATCCTAGTCTTAATCTTATTACCTCCGTTTTATTTTATTTCTTCAATTTCAATTTTGATTCTTGGGTTTTCTTTATCAATTTCAAACTTATCTTTCCAGCCGATAATCTCTGTCCAGCCATCATTTTTTATTATTTTAGCTGTTTGTAATCCATCCAGGATAAATTTTTTAGCTGCTGCAATGTTGTCTTTATCTTTTCTTTTATTTTTACAATACCATGTAAATGTAATAAAAACAGGGTTTTCTATAGGCTTTTTAATAGCTTTTGCTGCAAACATTGCACACAATTTCGTGTAACTGCTTTTCATTTCTGCATATGGTTGATAGCTTCTTTTTCCTTTCTTTGCTGCTGCTATCATCTCATTCATGCTTGGCAGTTCTCCTGGTATGGTTATTTTATACATTTTTCTCCTCCATTCTTTTATCTAATCTATCAATTTTACAGTCAACTTCATCTTCCAAAATTTCATCTGAAATATTGAACATTATTTTCAATTGTTCCAACATTATAGTCACATCTGCAATCTTTTCTATTACGTTTAATCTAGCTTTAATGTTATTATATCTCTTCCGCTTGCTTATTGCTTGTATCAACTCGGCACATTCTTCTTGTGCTATATCTAATTGCCCATTACCGTATTTTGCAATAGCTTTTATTAGTACCTTTTTATTATGCATTTTCTACGCCATCCTTAATTAACATTTTTTTTAATTCTTTCAAACTTTCCATTAGTCTTCTGCTGACTTGTACTTGACTTATTCCTAGTTCTGTAGCAATTTGCACCTGTGTTTTGTCTTCAAAATAATATTTAAAAAGCACTTTTCTATTGATATTCTTTAAATTTTTTATTACGCTTTCTAACATAATTCTATCATCCATTTGTTTGTAACTGTTTTCTTGTTCTTGTAACATATCTATGTAACATACTTTTTCATTATCGCATTTTTTATTCGCAACATTTAAGCTAACAACATACATTTTGCTAAATTCCAATCTTATACTGTTGATTTCTTCTAGTTTTATATCTAATATATTGCATATTTCTTTTTCTGTTTTTCCTCGTGCATCTAGTACTGCAATGTCAATAAATATTTTTCTACGCTCTCTTTTGTGCTTAACAATGCTTTGAAAGTCACGATAATATCTTTTCGCTGCTCCTTCTATTCTTGGGTATAAGTAAGTGCTAAATTTGTATCCTTTGCTAATATCAAATTTGTTTAAAACTTTTACAAATTCAATGCATTCCCACTGATATATTTCTTCGAAATCTTCTGCATATCTTTTAACCTTATTGGCAATCATAATAATTAACTTATTGTAATTCTCAAACAATTGTTCTTTAGCTGCATTGTCGCCCGACTGTGCAGCTTTTATTATGTCATATTCATTTTTAAACATATATCCACCCTTTCTTGCAATATTTTCTGCCGCTTAATGCACGGTATAAAGCACTTTTAGTTAACCCAGCTTTTTCTACCGCTTCCACGACAGAATTATATTTAATTCCTGTTATGGTATTCTTAATTTTTCTCCTTTGCCTAATTTGAGTTTTTTTAGTGTTTCTGTCTAAATATGTTGAAGTCATATATTCTTTTTTCCATTCTTTATACGCCTTTGTTGCGTCTCCTTTGCTAACATGGTTTGCTCTCATATATAACTCTATATTTGTTGCATTGCTCTCCATTTCATAGAACATCTTAAATCCTCCTATTTTCTATTTTAAGCAACTTTTATTTTTAGCCATGTGATTATGCTATTATTAAATAAAAGTTGCTTGTTTTATCTGTTTAGGCTAAAAAGGTATATCCGAAGAATCTTTTGATTCTGAATAATTGTTACTTGAACCATTTGGAACATTTTCTTCTTTCTTTTTACTTTCTAAGAATTGAACTTCTTCTGCTACTATTTCTGCTATATAAACTTTATTGCCTTGTTTGTTTTCGTAGTTCCTTGTTTGCATTCTCCCACTAATTCCAACCAAACTGCCTTTTGAAGTATATTTTGCTGTTGATTCTGCTTGTTTTCCCCAAATAACAACAGGAACAAAGTCTGCTTCTTGCTGCCCTTCTTTCTTAAATCTTCTGTCTATTGCAATTGTAGAAGTTGCTACTGCTGTTCCATTCCCTGGTGTAAATTTTAGTTCCAAGTCTTTAACCCAACGTCCAATTACGGTGACCTTATTCAAAGCAATCCTCTCCTTTTAAATTCGCTTAACATATGGCTAATATTCCCTTGCGTGCATTTCAATCCTTTTGCTAATTCGGTTTGGTTCATTTTACTTAACCCAGCTTTTAAAATTTCTGGGGTTATACCTGTTTTATAAATCCTAACCTTTCCTTGAAGTTTAAATTTGTTCACATTGTACATTATCGTGTGTTCTGTTGTACCGTGTTTTTCAGCTATTTGTTTCAATGACATTATTTTTAAATCTTTTTTCAATTCTTCTTTGTTAATTTTAAAACTTTTTCTTAGTCCCGTTCTTAACGCATGTTCCACATTTTCTCTTTGATTGCACCATTCTAAATTTTTAACATTGTTATTCAATGGATCACCGTCTTTATGATTTATAATTTCCTTTCCTATTGGTGGTGTTCCTATAAAATGATAAGCTACTAATCTATGCACTTTAAAATCTTTTTTTATGTTATCTTTCCATAAAGTAATTTTATAATATCCTGTTGTAGTAAATTGTTTTTTTATTTTTTGCCCTTTTTTAAAATATTCGCCTCTCTTGTTTGAAATCTTTCTGTCCAAGCTTCTAACATTCCCTAAGTTACTTATTTCGTATTTCTTTTCATAGCATCTAATTTCTTTCCAAATTTCGTTCACTTAACCACCTCTTTTGTATTCTAACATGAATAAATATTCAAGTCAAGTGTTTGTAAACTTATTAATTATTCATCTATAATACTCCTAAAATTCATATTTCAAACCCCTCAAATTCTCCTTTGTGGTCTAGTTCTTCGCCTGTTTCTTTTTCGTAAAGTTCCATTACTTCGTTCAGTTTAATTGTATAATTTAAAACTATTGGTCTCCACTTTCCAATTTCTTCTTTTGTTCTTCCTGGTGCTTCTAAATAAGCATCACCTCTTAAAAATCTGCTAAGTGTTTCGTTATATTCTTCGCATAATTCAGTATGATTTTTTACAAATAATTTTTTTAAATCTCCCATGGCGGTATTTCCTCCTGTTCTTGCTTATTTTCAGAGTTAGCATTAAGCACAAAATTCTTATCTTTTATTTCTTTTTCCCAGCTGTACGTTTTACTGCTCATGCCGTATATTCGCTTCGACTTTGGGCTAAATTTAAAATATCCTTCCTTTTCTACATCTCCGTACTCCCTATTTTTTTTAATTCTTAAAATTGTATCATTTTCTGTTATTTTTTCATCTGCTCCATCTGTCTTATCACTTTCGTATATTCTCTGTACCTCTATAATATTATGTGCTAAATCTATAATATCGCTGCTACCTCCAACATCTTCATCCGATAGTTCTTTGTTTTGTGTCTTCCGTGGGTGAACAACTAAATCAATATGGCAGCTATATTTTTGTACAAATTTTCTTAAAGCATTAATTGTGTTAGCCTGTGCCCTATAAAAGTCTTTATTATCTTTTTGTTTAATAGTTTTCAAATTGTCTAATACAAATCTTTTAACATTATATCTTCTATAAGCGTATTCCATTACTTCTATCAAATCCTCTATATTGTCGTTACCATCATCTCCATAGCAATATATATAATCTCTATACCATTTTTCTAATATAGGTATTATGCTAGGGTGTACTCCGTATTCTTCACGCCCAGTTAATTCGTCCTTGTACGTTACAATATATCTTTCACCCGCTATTTGTCTGTCCAGCCATTGCTTAGCTTTTGCATTATTTAATTCACCAGTATATAAAAAACATTTGCATTCCTGGTCTACTGTATCCATGAGTGTTTGGTTTAATATAGTGGACTTACCGCTCCCCCTTTTACCAGTCCAAATAGTTAGCTCTCCCATCCTGCAACCACCTAACCAATAGTCTAAAAATCTATTTCCAAATAATATTCTATCGGATTCTTTTTGTTTACAATCTGCTATTCTACTTAAATTTTCGATAGGCACAAAATTAGCATTTTTTATATTTTTAAGCACCTCCTCTGATCCAAACTTATATAGAGTAACATTTGCATCTTTTTCAGCGGCTTTAACTATTTTACATTTATATATTCCTAGCTTTCTACTAACTTCTTCCACTGCCTTTTTACCAGCTTTATCATTATCAAAGTAAAGCACTATTTCTTTTATTTTCTCAAGCCAATTCCAACATTCCGTTATCCAATCCATATCGTTAGTCCCAAATGGTATCGATACAACATTTTTATACCCAGCTTCATATACGGAGCAGCAATCGTTTTCACCTTCTGTAATAACTAAAGGCATATTTGTATCAACCTTATCCATCCCAAACAGTATAGGTTTTCCTCCACCTTCTTGCCACATTTTACATTTATCTTTCCCTTTTATAAATTTTCTTGGCAATCTTAGTTTATTTAAAACATGATCACTGTTTTCATCCACATATGGGTATACTATATTCCCATTCTTATCACTTTTTATGTCAAAATGTGTTATAGTTGTAATGGATATTTTCCTTTTATACATATATTCTTCTGCCTGTTGTGATAATCTGTTTAGTTTCATAGCAGGCTTTTTGTATTCCTTTTTTTCTATGAAATTGTCAAAATTGTTTTTTCTTATTTCTGCCATGTAATCTGTCCTCTCTCCATATTTTTTACATAGTTCGTCAAACGTTCCTCTTGCCCCGCACGAACCCCTTAAGCAATTGTAGGTATGTTTATCCATATTTAATGCGAATGTATGCTTATCATGGTGTAAACCGCCTCTACATTCGGGACAATACAATGGTAATATTTCGTCGCCTTTTATTTTATATTGTCCTAAATATTTATCTGCAAATTCTATTTCATCCACCCAATTACCTCTTTTCTAAAATATGCCTTTTGGAATTCCTTCGTCTGTATATTGTTCATTAGTTGCTATCTTTTTTTTAGTTTCTAACTTGTTGCTATATTCGCTGTCTAAATAATCAATATATCCGTTGTTCCAAAACGTTCCTTCATTTTGATACTGTAATGTTTTAAACCCATTATTCCTCTGTACTTCTACATCATTTTTATATCTTGCAACTGTTTTAATCATTTGTTCCTTCCCGTACTTTTTAATTAACCCAGGAAGTTTTTTATCTCTAGTACTTTTTGTTTTCTTACCCGGATATGATATCCACACTTCTTTTGTTTCATCTGTTTTCGTAATAGTAATGTTTTCCGTATCAGCAATATCAGTATATATTATTTCTTTTTTAGTTTTCTTTTTAACTTCTCTTTTTAATAACTCTTTTTTAGATGTGTTATTCTCACGTGATAAGTCATGTGTATTCTCATGTGTATTCTCATGTGTATTAATAGTTTCAGAACCGTTGGCATTACTAACTTTATCATGTGCATTCTCATGTGTGCCTTCATGTGCAATGTCATGTGTACCCTCATGTGTACTTCCACATGAAAAATAAACTGAATTATAACAATAAATAGAAGGTTCTTTACTGCCCAAAGTAGGTTTATATACACAGGTTATAATCCCGAGCTTTATAAAACATTTTACCATAGTCCTTATTTTTTCACGTGTTAAGTTTAAATCTTTAGCTGCAGTTGACAAAGCCAAATAAAATTGTCCTTTAGGGATATTTCGATTTATCCTTTCTAAATTTTCTTTTCTACAAATATAATGATTAAATAATATTTTATTAACATCTTTTATCGGATCAAGTTTAAGTACTTCATTATTTGTCATATAAAAGTTTTGCACCACCTCCAAAACCTCCTTAGTATTATATGCTGAATGTTTACCTTCCTAGCAAATAATCTGTACTAATGTTTAATGCATCCGCTAATTTATTTAAAGTTTCTATACTTCCTTCGGTTCTTCCGCTTTCTAAGCTATCGATCATGTAGACCGAACATTTAATAAGTTCTGAAAGCTGAATTCTAGTTAGATCTTTATTTATCCTAGCTTTTCTCAAGTTTTTCATTTCAAACCTCCTTACAAATTAATTGTATCATAGTTACAAGCCTAGTACAATACTTTTTTAAAAAAAGAATAGTTATTTTTCAAACTATCCTTCAAATTATTATTGCTTTAATTTTAAATATTTTAGTCGTGTTGATTCTCCACCACGTGCTGCTCTTTCAATTCCATTTATTTTTAGTACTGGGTAAACATTTTTAAAAAGTACATAATCAATACCGGGTAATTTTTTCGTAATGTCCCTATGGGTTGTACTTTTGCTAACTCCAAATAGTTTAGCCGTTTTTCTGATTGTAGCTTTTGTAGCTAAAATATATTCAGCTTCTTCAATAATTCTATTTTCCATATATTCATTCATTTTAAAAACCCTCCTAAATTTGTTCTCTTGATAAAAGAAAAAACAAAAAGCAAACTATATTTAAAGCAATACATGTATAATCTTCTGAAACAATGCCACAAAATATTCCAACCAACCCGACCGTTAAAAATACTGTATTTGCTTTTTTAGAGCCTATATCTATTTTCATTTATTTGGTTCACCTCCTATTTTTTATCTGGCAATCTTTCAAACCCTTCATAAGCTTCTTTCTTTTTGTCCTGTTTAATAAATTTAACTTCTTTGACTACATACTTTTTGCATAAAGCTGCTTCGCTAAAACCTTTTTGTTTTGCTATATTAGTTAGCATTTGAGTAGTTATTTTATTAGATGTATCATCCAAATTATCATTAGAATATTTACTTCTGCCATCTTGCCAATATATATCAGCACCAAATCCTAGGGCTTTACAAGCCACTGAAATAGCATCTGTAAGTGACATTTTATAGCATTCATCTGATGTATGCATTCCTTTGCTTTCCTTTGCTATAAATGAGCTTCCACCAGTACCAGGTATGCTTCTCGACCATTCGCCATCAACTTTCACAAATAAATTAATATTTGTGAAAGCTGCTCTTTCTCCGTTAGATCCTTCTTCTATCCATTGTCTAACTATTTCATACGACCAGCCAATACCACATATTCCAAACTGATTAGTAAGCTCTTGTATTCTCCACATAGGATTAATATCTGTCATGCCCTTTAATCTGCCAGCTGCTATAGGCTTTTGAGCTGTTTTAGGAACTTTTCTAACATTGTTGTATAGTTCTAAATTTTCCATAAATTGTCCTCCCTTATCTTATTCTTAAACTTTCGCCTTGTTCCAGCCTAGCTCCTGGGACTCCTTCACCATTCTTTAATATTTCTTTGATTGCAGCTTTGTCTATTTTTATAGAAATAATTTCTTCTTTATATAATGAAGGTATACTGTTTTTATCCAATATATTGACACTAAGAGGATTCTTTTGTATAGAGAGTGTAAATATATTGCCCTTAATCTTCTTGATGCCTGCGGACTTCATAGAACCATCTAAATATTCTTTTAAATTTTTAACATTATTTTCTAAAGCTTTTCTTCTATCAGATAATCTTTTTTCTTCTTCCTTAATTCCTTTTGCTTCAAGTTCGATACTTTTAATAACCTTGCAAATGCTTTCCGCTTTTTCTTGAAATTTTCCTTCTATTTCTTGTAAACTTGTCTTTAACATCTCTGCTGGTACTTCTGAATTTTCTACCAGGTCTAAAAGATTCTGATAATTTTGTGCCAATTCATATAATTTCAATTAATTTTCCTCCTTAATTTCTATAAAATTACTACTAAAAAACCATTCAACTATCATTTTTCTAAATTCCTTTGAATCCTTATCATATCCTAATTTTGTTAGTTTAACTCCACATCTTTCGCATGCATAACTCAAGGCTTCATCTTGCATAATTACTTTTCCTTCTTCTGGAGTTCCTGTCATGCCTTTATACATTTTTAACACTTCCTTTTATACATTTGCACCACTCCGGTGAAATCCCAAATCCTTTACAATCTCCAAGAGAACTATCTTCTTCAAGACCAAATTCAACTTTTTGCCCATTACATTCGTCAACCCATACTTTAGCTTTTTTGTATTCTGCTTTACCCGTATTTTTAACAAAAGCTTTTTTAGTAAATACATAAATATTACCTTTAATAAATTCATTTAGTTTAGTCATATGCTGCCTCCTATTTAATTTTGAACTTAATATCCAAAGCCCCAAAAAGTTTTAACATAGTGTTAAGTTTTATGCCTTCTAGTTTTTCCCTTTCTAAATTTCTAATAGTTGTTATACATACACCGCTTTTATCAGCCAAATCTTCTTGTGTCATTAAAGTTTTACCATTTGCTTCTTCTTTATTAAAAGCGTAATAAAACTTTCTTTTTTTCTTTATAACTTCTACAAAATCTTTAATGTCTTTCATGTGTTCCTCCTTATGCTTTATTCTTAGCTTATACATTACATACAAGTATTTTAATTAATTAGATGTGTAATTGTATTAGAATGTTTTTGAATAGCTTAGAGTTGCTATTTGATGTGTAAATGGTAGGGGCTTTTAAAAAAGATGCCCCTGGGAACTTTTAAACCATTGCTATATAGCATCGTGTACTATATAATATTTCTTGGCTTGGGCACATAGTTGACATTCCACTGGAGACTACGAAATATCCTATTTCATTTTTTGTAAGTTGGAATACAGTACAACCTACATTACCGTTACCAATTATGAAAAATCCTATTTCTTTATGTCCTTTCCATAAATTGTACTTTTTGTTTGTATCGTCAGAAATAATTTTATTTACTTCTGTTTCTTTTATAAGAATTCTTTTTTCACAAAATAACTTTTCAAAATCAATAGGTTCAACAATAGTTTTCAAGTTTTTGTTCATAATAAAATCCTTTCCAATCCAGTGATAGGCCACCACCCTATTTTTTTCTACCAAGTATGTGTCCATGTACGTTCTGTAGTCCCATCTGGCATTGCCCATTGATAATGCATATCAACGTCGCATTGTTCAGTTGGGTCACAGCATTCCGTTGACCAACTTCCAATTAATTGCTTTTTCCCAGTTTCTTTAGCTTTTCCAAATGTAGCTTCTATTTTTTCTTCTTTTGCTTTCTTAATTTCTGCAATTCTTTTTTCTTCTTCTATTTTTTCAAATTCTGCTTTTTCATCTGCTTTTATTTGTGCAACTATTTGCTCTGCAATTATTTCTTTTTCTTCCTCGGTTGATATTACATAAGCTATACCAGCCATTCCGAATTGTACATTTTTTCTATTGCTTACTTCATTCATCTTATTTGTCATTTGTGGCAATTCAATTCTTCCAGTTACATAATCTGCTTTATATGCTATTTCTTTTGTAACATCTAATGTTTCAATGCTCCATTCTATGCTAGTTTCGTAATGATAGCATACCAAACATCTTTCTAGTAAATGTGTTGCTAAATATTCTTTTTTATATGCTTTTCTTTTAAGTTCTCCTCTCTTCATAGCTTCTATTGCTTTTTCTCTTTTATTATCTTCTGTTGCTTTTAGCTCTTCAATTATAGTTGGTTTTAATTTCTTCAATTCTTTTACTTCTGCTGATGAAGGTTTTTTGAAAACTTTAATTCCTTCAATTCCGTTTTTCATTCCTAACTCAATTTTAAACTTCTTGATCAGTCCATTAACATTTTCCATTTTCTCAATCTCCTCTTTTGAAGGGGCTTTGTGTTCTTTCCAAGCTTGTTTCATTCCAAGTGCAAAACGTGCTATCCAGTCTCCTTCACACTGCTTTGCTATTTTAATTCCTTTTGCTGCAATCTTTGATAATAATTCTTTATTCATTTTAGCCCCTCCATAATTTTATTTGTATTTCCCTCAACCACTAAATATAGTATAACATATTAAATAATACATTGCAATAGATTTTATAATATATTTTAATATGTTTTATCTTGTTAGGCAGTTTGAGTTTACCACCAACTATATTTTTTTATTTAGTGTTTCTAATCCTTTGAAGATAAGCACTAGCTATGTTTCTATGTTCTATCCAAAATTTAGCATCTTTCGCAACTGTTTTTAATTCTTCAGTTCCTTTTTCTATTTTAATAATTATAGCTGAATAGTCCCAATTTTCTCTTACTCCTCTTTCTACAAAATATTTTGCTTCTTTATTCATAGTTTCAATTTGCTCAATTCTTATTTTTTCAGCCCATGCTATTTGTTTTTCAGAACCATTTATAATTGCTAACATTTTGTTTACTCCTTCTTTAGCAAGATAAGACATGCACAATCCAAGTTGAAAACTATAATTAACTTCTGCAAATTCAGTTTTAATTTCCTTTGTCATTTTGTGAGCTACTATCATAATTTCTCTTGTGATTTTCATATTCTCTTACCTCGCTTTATTTTAGTAAGCTAAGTTTGCGTTTCCCTCAACCTCTATATATAGTATAGCATATAATTTAATACATTACAACATATTTTAATATATATTTTAATATATTTTTAAATAAAAAATAGGAAGAGAACCTTCCTATTATATATACATTTTATTCTGCTTTTGTAATTGTCATTTCAAGCTGTACTTTATATTCATTTGTACAGCAATTAACTAGATATTTTGCATACTTTTCCGCATCTGCATTACTATAATTAAAAGACTTTTCTATTTCCTCAACTAATCTTTTATATTCTTTATTCATTATTTGTACCTCCTTAATTTGTTTTCTTAATATATACTATGTAATAAGCTTGTAAATGTTTCCTATTATTTTAAATTTGTTTTGAATATTTATTTAATATATGTTATAATGCAAGAAGAGGTGATGATATGATATTTTCAAAGAAAACAAAGATAAGCAGAACTAACAAAGGGGCTCTTACAAGTGCTATACCAAAAATGTTTGAAGAATTTTTTAAGGGTTCAGATAAAATGGAATGGATTTTAAAAGACGGGCATTTAGAAGTTAAACCAATTGAAAAATAAGGGGCGATGTTATGTGTAAAGAATTAGGAATTATAATTAAAAATGAAATAGTTGTTGTTTCCAGCAAAGATATTGCTAAAAAATTTAATAAAGAGCATAGAAATATTTTGAGAGATATAAGAGAAATGGAATGCAGTGAAGAATTTAGACAGCACAATTTTGAGCTTTCCTATTATATGTCGGAACAAAATAAAAAATTTCCAATGTATCTCATGACTAAAGATGGAATGATACTTTTGGCTATGGGATATAACGGTGAAAAATTTATAGAGTTCAAAGAAAAATATATTAAAGAATTTAATAAAATGCAAAACTTTATAATAGAAAAACAATCTCAAGAATGGTTACAAACTAGAAAAGGAAGTAAACTTGTTAGAAGAAATGAAACTGATAATCTAAAACTATTACTTGGATATGCAATTAAGAATGGTTCTAAAACATATGAGAAAACACCTAATAGATTATTTTCACAATACAGTAAACTAGCAAATAAATGTGTCGGAATATGCACAGGGCAACGAGAAATATGCACATGGAAGGTACTCATAACATTGCAAACATTGGAAGATATAATCCAACATATAGTAATGGAAGAAATGGATAAGAACACTGATTACCATGATATTTATAAAATATGTAAAAAGAAATGTAATGAAATGATTGAATACGCTTATTTGCCAGAACAAAGATTATTAAAATAATGCGTAAATAAAGAGGGGATAAAACCCCTCTTTATTTTTTACTTTTAAATTGTTTTACTGGTTGCTTAATATTTTGATGTATTCCAGTTGCAGCAACTCCACATATTAGTCCTTGCATGATTGATTGTGTAGTCCAGTTATTGAAAAATCCAGCTATTATTATACCGATTATAATTATTATGATCGGTATCAGCCAATCTTGAACACCTGGTATTTTTTTTATAACTCCACCAAAACACATTAAAATAGGTACAACCCAAATAAATTCCTTTGTTACAAACTCCATTATATTTATATCCATAATATCACTCCTTATTTATAATCTTTGTAAATATTGCCTAAACTTTTGTATGCAGCCTGTGTTTTTATACCGTATATTCCATCAATCGTTAGTGGAACCTTTGTCAGTGTATTATAATAATTTTGAAAGCTAACACAAAAATTAATATTATACTTAGAAGTTTTATCAATCTGCATCAATTCTTTTTTTATTTTATCAAATGGAAATTTATATCCTGGGCAACTTGTAGGATAATAATCCGAATGCTTTTTAATATCTTTAATATTATACCGGTCCATCACATATTTACAAATATCAATAATACCTTTTTCTTGTGCTTGCGGCATTTCTTCTATTACATAATTACCAACTGCTGCAATTCCTATCGTGTGATGATTCTGGTGTAAGCAGTGTGCGCCTTGAGCGAATAACGGTCTACCTCCGTATATTTTGCCATCTTTATCTACCAAGAAATGATAACCACATCCGCTCCATCCTTTATCTATTATGTGGATTTTATGAACTATTTCTGCTGGATTGCCAGTATAATTGCCAACCGTGTGATGCAATATAATTTCATTTGTGTAAGGTCTACGTGTTAATTGCCCCTTAAATTTTAAATTGCTTTTAATAATTTCCATAATATCACCTCTTTTTTATTATATCACATTTGCACACAAATAAAAAAAGAACTAGCTTTTACACTAATCCTTTTTAAATTATATAGTTGACATAATGTCATGTAGTTTTGTAAAATCATCTAATGTTTTTACCTTGATTTCATAAATATTATATCCTTCCTGTTCGCCGTACATTTTAATCATAGCTTCTATACTTGCATTGCCATTCATTAAATATATTTTTACACCCTCTTCATCCTTGACTAACTCAACTTTGTATTTATATCCTGCTGTAGCAAGTTTTGCCATCAATTCAGAAAAATGCAGTTTTGACATAATATGCATTTCATAAAGTTTGAATAACATTTTCTTCAACCCCTTTTTTATAAAAACCCCTACCACCTAAATGGTAGTAAGGGAATTATAATTATTTTTATTCGTCTTTTTCTAGTCCAATATTAAAAATCGATACTATAATACTAGGAATATTTGGTTCATTTGTCATTGGAATAGCTTCGATTTTAACTTCATTTGCAATGTTTGAAGCCATCATAACCCTTAGTTCGTCGTCTTTTTCTAAAGTGATTAATCTACTAAGAGGTATAACATCTTTGGTTTCTCGAATTGTATTCACGTTCATCAGTACATTTGCGTTTTCAACATCTTCAAATTCAGATTTTTCCGAAGATTTCCTTTGAATCCAACATCTGAAATTCGGTACAAAATCTTGACATACGTTGTTTCTTGCTGCTTGTGGTGCAATGATGTAAGCAAATTTTCTAGCTGCTCCTTCTTTATTGTAAGTTATTACGCCTGTTGTTGTGTTAAGTGAAAATTCGTTTATATCATCTACAACTTCAATAACTATTTGCTGTGGTGTATTAGCTTCTATTATTGTTTGTGTTCCCAAACTAACTGCTTGAATATAAGGTAAATTAGCCATTTATAACACCTCTTTTATAAACAAGTTGGATGTGGGCATGGTGGGCAACAAGTTGCAATTATAGTTTGTGTTTGTTTTTCTTGCAAACATCTATCTAAATCTCTTTGAGTATCCTGTAAAGCTCTAGCATTAACTAGTTCTCTAGTTTCACTGTTTTCTTTTACAACTAATTCTCTAGTTGCACTGTTTTCTTTCACCACTAGTAGCTGTGTATCACAGCAACATTTTGCGTTTGCAGCGGATAATGTTGCGAATCTGTCACACAATGCCACATTGTTTTGACCGTCTAAAATTGCATTTTGTAGCCTAAAATCTGCAATATCTTTTCTAGTTTCGTCATTTTGAATAATACGTCTAGTCTCTTCATTTTGGCCACTCAATCTGTCCAATTGTGCTGCCTGCGCATTGCCATTACACTCTACCATTTTGCCGATTCCTGTTCCATCTGCATGCGCACTTGCTGCTAAAACACTATTTCCAGTGCCTAAATTCATTCCATATCCGCCATATCCAAATCCACCTATTCCCAAACCTCTACCTGTGATTATATCGTTTGCTCCGAATCCATTTTCCATGAAAATTCCTCCTAATAAATATATTTATTAAACTCACACAATAAATATATTTACTGTGTGAGGATTAAACTATTTCATCTAAATATTTTTGATAATCGAATTTCTTTATTTCTTCATCAAGTTTGTCTTTTTCAATTTTTAAATTAATAAAATCGTTATCTTTCATATCGTCGCCTAATTTTTCGCAAGCAACTAAATACACAGTTCTATTTATTAATTCTTTTATTTTTTCTTGTAAAGGTAATAAATACTTTTGCTCTATTATTTTCTTTTTTTCTTCATTTTCTATTGGTGCGTCTTTAAATGTTATTCTTTCAATTTCAAATTCAAAATATCCATTCGATAATTTGTCCTTTATTTTGAAAAAATATGGGATCTCCTCATTTTTATCAAATGCACAATATTTATATTTGTTAAATGGTAATCTTGTATTTAACATTTTGTTTTGTATATCTGAAACGGTGTTAACATCATATAATACTGGTATGACATCGTTAATTATAAATTTTCTAGCATCTGCAATTCCACTAGTTTCTACTGGTAAATATAAAGCATCTTTCATGTTTTATTCCTCCCTTTAATTATCACATTTAAGATATTTTTTTAATAGTGTAGTTCTTGTGCATATTAGCTTTTAAAATGTTTTTGATATAGTTCTACAATTGCCCTTCTAATCACTGCCCCCTCACTCTTAGCGTTGAATTTCTTCTGAAGCTTGAATAACATATCTTGTATTAAATCATCTATCATCAAGTGTTTTCTTTTATCTAACATAAAAACCACCTCTAGTATAATTCTAGCACATATGTTTGGAAATTAACTAGTAATTTTTGGGCATAGAAAAAGCCTACAAATAAATGTAAGCTTTAAATATATTTTAAATTAATTTTTGTTTTTTTATCATGTGAAAATAGTTTTGTAAAGTTTTTTTTCTATCGTAAAAATCTGGTATAGCTATTACCATTCCAACATCTACCCGCTGGAGTTTCTCTATAAGCTCTATTTCGTTAGTATTTAAAAAAGGTCTTATGCTTGTTTTCTTTTCTATTCCATTTTCTTCTCTATATTGTTTAGCATTTTTGCCTAATACTATTTTGTTTATCATGTTAAGCTCGTTTGAGTAATGGTATGGTTTAGGCACTTCATGTATCATTTTAATATTATCAGTGAGCTGTGGAAAATCTATTTTCGCTAATTGCTTTGATGTTATAAACCTTTCCATTTCATTAAATTTCTTAATGTATAGTTCTTTCAGCTGCATTGATAATTCATCGGTGTATCCCATAACTAGCATTGTAAATCCATCTTTAGTCATTAAATACATAGGATATTCTTTGCCTCTACTTTTATAATGTGATAATAAATAATTGGTAGCCGAAAATTTGCCCGTCACTTTTTCTATTATATTTCTTATACTTTCTAATACGTGTTTGTGTTCTTTCTCAAAAGTTTCTGCAACTTGTTTACTTGTTGCTAGTGGCCTATCATTTTTACATATTACTAATTGCTTTGACATTAATGTCACTCCTTTTATAGTTAAGTTTAACTTATACTTATATTATATCATAAAAAAGACTAGTTTCAACTAGCCTTTAAAATATCATTTACTATTTTATTATCCTTCCACACAAACCCTATTTTTCTATAAGCATTTCTCCTATAATTTTGAACTGTTTTCCTACTAACACCCATTTTTATACTTGCAAGTTTTTCTCCTATGCCTTGCATATCTACTAATTTAATAGCTAATATTTCTTTATCCTTCAAATTTACATTATCAAGCAAACCATTTATTAATTTTTTATCGGGATAATGCAAAATATATTTTATATTGTTTCTATCAATTTCAATCACCATCCTATATCGTGCCGCTTTGTGCTAATCCAGCGCCTATAAACAACATTAATATACTTATTATTATACTAACTATAACTTGTTTCGTTGTAAGCCTATTATCTGTGTTTTTAGATGTTTCTATGTCTATTTTATTAACTTTGCTAGAAAGTTCTTTTACATCTTTTCCGGTGTTATCAACTACATTTGTAACATTCTCCAAAATCGCTGTAAGCCTAGTATTAGATATATTTAAATTTTCTGTAAGCGTATTATTTTTCTCTAGCAACGTGTTTGTATTTTTTACAGTTACTCTTATTTCTGCTAATTCCTCCGCGTTTCTGCACGTTTGCTCTTTTGTTTTCCTATAATCCAAATCATCTTTTTTAACAAATTCTATTTTAATATTTCTTATTTCATCTTTAATGTTGCTAAATTCGCTTCTTACGTTATCATCCAAAAGGTTCTCCTTTCGTTTTCATTCTATTGTTTAATAATTATATTCTCAATTTGTTCTTTCTCCTCCTCTATAATCCAGCCTAAATTTACAGCAACATTTAACAATTGTTCTGTTAATTTCCCTTTTCTCCATAGCCTTGATAAACTTTCATACATTATTTAATACCTCCATTTTGCAAAATTAAAATTGTTAAAGTTAAATTATCAAGCTGTTCTTGTATACAAATTTTGTCTTGCTTGATTGTTTCAACTTCTTTACTTTGCTTTTTGATATCTGCCATAAAATCATTTCCTTGTTCGGTTTTTTCTAAAATACTAATCAACATACTATATTTCGTTTCTAAATTAAGCATATAATTGAGCCTCCTATAATTTTTTTAATTTGTTATCTACAGTTTTTTGATAAACAAATCTTCTTTTTAATTTGTTTGTTTCAATGGTTTCTAATAATGGTAGCCTTTGTAATTTATGTTCCGATGTAGCAATAAAAATATTACTCATTACGGGGTATTTTTTAATATACCAATATATGTCTTGTTGTCCATCGTCAGGATAAGTGCCGTTTTCTGCTATAATTGTTTCAATAAAATCACCTTTAGTGCTTGTAAACATTCCACGATGTTTTACAAAATATAATCTAGAATTGCCCAAATAATAATAATGTAATAAATCGGGTATATCTAATTTATAGCCTTCTCCATAAGTGTTCGGAAGTACATCAGCAAAATTTGCCGTACCTGGTATGAAATATGCTCCGGTTTCAGAATTAAAGCCAAAATCGTTAGCCAAATGTGGCATTCCAACATCATTAATGCTACTAGACGCTTCAACTCTTGCTTGCCTGTAAAAATCATATACACTATATTTTTCATAATAGTATTTCAAATGCAATCCCCCTTTTTTTAGTCTATAATTAAATCTTCGGGTATTATGGTGTCATTTACATATATAAATATCCTTCCAACTTCTATATCCCCTATATTTTCACTAGTAATAGCTTCTTTATAAATCATTTTTTCACGTTCTGCTATTTCATCTGCGATAGAATCTATAAACATAATTTTTATTTGCTCATTATCGTCCCAATTATTTTTAATACTAATTGCATTATTCCTAATTCCTTGCGTATTACTGTCAGATTGTGCTGACCTATTCATTGGTACTCGCCAAATTACGGTTGGTAATACATCACCATTCATCTCAAAACTACCATTTTTAAAACAATTTAAAATAGGTAGTTTATCTAATTTATACGTTTGTGGTTCAGCTAATTGGTAAAATAATTGATATGGTGTATAATCAGTATCTAAAGTTGTTGGAACTATACTATAGGATACTTCAGTAGGGTCAGCATATCTTATTATTGATTTCCACTGTTTAGCCCCACTTTCATACAACCCTAATGAAGTATTTGCCATTCTCCACCCTAAAAAATAAGCTTTAATTTCATCAACAGTTGGCGTATAACTGTCTCCCCAACCACTATCTGTGTTTGAAACGGTTAAGTAAAAATGTGTGTCACCTACATTATCTATAAAACTATCAACAACATCTACGTTACCAATTTCTAATAATGAAATCCCATCATATTTATACAATTTATTTCCGAATGTTTTAGAATTGAATGTTGAAGTTCTGACTCTCTTATGTCCATTAAAATCAGCAGAATGTTCCCATGAAACAATATTGTTTAATGATTCGTGTTCTACGTTTTTCTCAAACTCATATCCATCACTTATCTTAACAATTCTGTCGGCTATATCATTAACGGAACGCATTTCATCTATTCCGTTGGGCAATATATCTTGCAATAAAACATTACTTTTATTATAAGATATATATGGAGTTGCTACTGTGCCTTCTTGTATTTTTATAGATTCTAAAACATCTCCATTTAATTGAATATTTAATAATACATTGCCATTAATCCCATCTGGTATAGTAATTGTTTTCCCGCTTCCACCAAAAGTAATGTTTCTATCTGCTAATAAATGTTTCCAATTATCATCACTAAAAAATGCACTATTACCATTTAAAACTAATTGCATGCCTCCATGAACCATAATTGGTTGAGTTAAACAATATCCTTCTGCATCTTGAATTGATTTATCAATTCCAATCATTTTATTTAAAAGTGCATTATTTTTATCAAACAAATTCTCTGTAACACACGCTAATTCTACGTCTTTAACACTTCTAGCAATATTATTCTCTGTGTCAACTTCTGTTCTGCCTCTAATCTCTTCTATATCTAATATCCCATCTTCATTTTGCCCTAAAGATGTTACTGCTTTATCAGTGTCTAATGTAGAGTATTTTTCTTCTGCAATACCATCTAATTGTGTAGTATTTATATTAATTAAATCAAGCAAATTTCCAGCTACATCTTCATTTAATGTCGCTTTTGCATTTTTAAACCAATCTATGAATTGATTTCCGAATAAAGCTGTATTAGTATTATACCAACTATTCCAATCATTTGTTCCTTTTGCAGTTGTATTATTAAACCAGCTTTCCCATTGTGCCTGTAAAGTCGCCGTTGGAATAGATGTAACTCCATCTTTCATTATCCCGCATAAATTCTCGTCAAGTCTTTTATCTGCAATCAACTCTTGATTAAGCTCAACTATTCCATGTATGACATTTATTCCAGCTATTGCTAACTCATAAGCTGTATTTATATTTCTTTCCAATATCGGTGGTTGTGCATCATTGCTTTCAGTTCCTTTCTTTATATATAAATAAGTTTTGTTTTCAATTATATCGTATTTTATTACAACATAATCTTTTCTATCTAGTAAACCATCAGCCATATCTACTGTTAAATCCATACTTTCCATATTGCCAAAAATAATGCCTTTTAGCTTTTCAAACCCTATCCACGCTCTGCCTGTGGAAATTGTTACTGTCATGCCACTTTTAAAAGTTGTTATTAATTCATCATCAGCAGAAAATACTCCATTTCCGCGTGTACTGTGCCACAATTGCATATCTCCTGCTCTATAGTCTGTATTATTTAATGGGAACGTAACATACTTAGCCATAATATTCCTCCTTGTTTTGTTCGCCTAGTGTTGCGAAAATCTCATATCCATTTTTACCGTATACTTCTTTTATTGCGCTTATTCTTACCTTAAATTTTACCATATATTTATCGCTTCTACAAGTTACATAATCACCTAAGAAAAAATCTTCCTTATATTTAAACACACCATCTACTTTTAAATTACATTTAAAGATGTTTTCTTGCAATTTATTAAATAATTTTTCTCTACCTCTCTCTTGAAGTAATTCAATATATTCTTCATCTGTCAGCAGTTCTTTTCGTATGTTTTTTGCATCAACAAATAATTCCCTTTTATAATTTCCATTGCTCAAATCTACAATGGTGTATTCTCTATTTTCTCCCTCTCCTTCTCCATACACATAAGCAATGTTTTTCAATTTTAAGCTATCTGATATTATTTCGTTATTGAATATATTTTCAAGTTCTTCACTGAATAAAACATCTAAACTTCTGTCTACTCCTTTGTAAAATTCTACCTCGTGTTTTTTATCAACAGTATTTAATTTAATTTTAAATCCAATATTTTTATAACCGTTAATAGCTTCAAAAACTGTTTTATAAGTTATTCTTTTTTTGCCTATATCTGTTATATTATTTAGTTGTCCCAGTGCTAAGTTGGGTATTCCGTTTCTTATTATGCAATTAGCCGTAATAGCGTTTCTTAGTCCTGCTTCTATATTGATGATATAAACAGTGTTTAAAATTATCCTATCATCAAGAAGCTTATTTGTAAGTCTTCCTCGGCACTCTATAATATTTTTTTTATATCTTACACGTTCTATTATTCCAGCTGTTTCTCCATCATTTTTCCATAGTAGATTATCTTGTTTCAAGTCTTCTATATTTCTTTCCGTATAATCTGCTATTAGCTTAAAAGCACCCAATCCATTATATTCTTCAAGCCATTCTAAACTACTAAATTTTTCTATTACATCTATAAGATTGATATTTTTATCAAAGCAGTAAAGCTCCATCTATAACCCCACCTTAACTGTACTATATTTAATGCTAACTTCAACGCCCTTTTCGTTATTATCAGCTGTAAATTTAAATACATTATCGTCAGGTCCTAATTGTAAGAATACGCTGTTTAATAAATCCAAATATCTTATTATATTACCATTTGTGCTACTTATAATTTTCTTATTGTTGTAGCCTGTTGTTATTACAACTTTTTCTCCTGACTGCATCTGATAATCTAAATATATATATTCTAAAGTTTTTACATTTTGAACTTTAAAACCGCTACATTGAGATTCTGCTTTTAATGTTATTTCCATTCCTATATTTTGGTTTCCTTTATTTTTTACATTTATAAATTCTGTTTCAATAGAAGTCCCAACTTGCCATGTACCACTAAAATTAATTGGGAATTTAAACCTAGGTTGTATTCCATTCAAAAGTGTTAATTTTGCATCTGATTCTTTCCAAAATGGGTAAGGGCAATTTAACACAAATTGAAATTTAGCGCCTTGATCTACATTGTCTATAATCGGTGTAGTAGCTGGTGTTACATCTATATAATATTTATTTCCATTGTCTAGCAAACAATATAATTTTGCATTATCTGCTGGTAATATTGTATTTAATAGTTTTTCTCTATTAATTTCTGTATCTTTTTTTATAGCACCATTAATAGTTATATTTTTATTTTTTATGTGTTTATAGTTTATAGTTGATCCGATTTGATTTACCGAATCTGAACTGCTTATATCTATCGTATTACTACTTATTCCAGCTATATTATTTAAAATAAAGTTAGAATCAAGGGCGAAAAATATTTCTTCGCCTTTTGAATTTTGATACAAAAACTTTCTAGTTAAAATCATTTTATTCTCCACCTCGCTCTCTCTACACTGTTTTCAACTTGTTGTCCTGTTAGTTCATAATTGCTAAAATCCATTCCATACATATTGTTTTGAACAGATATTTCAGGAGTTGCTGTTGCTAGTTGTCCTCCACTTTTTGTTTTTGGTACTACGGTTGCTACCATATTCCCAATATTTTTTGATAGTTTTAAAAAGTTTTTATCTAATTGTTTCCAAAGCGTGTTTAACGGCAATACTGCTTCTGCATTTTTCCCTTTTCCACCGTGTGCGTCGCCTACACCTATTCCGTTCAATATAGTTGGTCTAGTAAATATTCCACCTTTTGCGTACCAATCAACGTCAAATCCCGTTGGGTAACTAAAAGTTCTTCCCAATATTGTTCTACTTCCAGTCCTTAAACTAAAATGCGGTAGCTTAATATCAAACATATTTTTTATACTTGATTTTATTTTACTACCTATATTTTTTATACTTTCCCATAGACTTGTGAATTTTTCAACTACGCCATCTTTTATACTTACCACTTTATTTATTGTGCTAGTTTTTATACTTTCCCAAATATCGGCTGTAAAAGTTTTTATACTATTCCATACTGCAATTATACCCGTTTTTATAGCATTAAAGCTTGTAGTAAATAATGTTTTATAGCCGTTAAGTAAGGCTGTTAAGAATTTTTTAATACTATTCCATATGGTAGTTGTAACTGTTTTTATTGCATTCCATATGGTGGTTATAACTGTTTTAATAGCGTTTAGTGCAGTTGTAAATATTGTTTTATATGCATTCCAAATAGTCGTTAAAAAAGTTTTAATAGCATTAAATACAGTAGTTGTAACTGTTTTTATTACATTCCACGTATTAGTTATAACTGTTTTAATAGCATTTATAGTATCCGTAATTACTTTTTTTATTGCATTCCATGTATTTGTTAAGAATTTTTTTATCCCGTTCCATATATTGATAGTTACTTTTTTAATAACATTCCACGTTGACATAACTACAGTTTTAATACTATTTAATGTATTAGTAATTTTGCTCAATAATTCTGCTATAAAATCAACTATTGCTTTAATAAATAAAGTTATAGCTTCGTTTAACCATTCTGTTAAATTTGTCCACCATGCTACAAAGCCATCAATTATACTTGTTAATATTTCTAACAGCTTTCCTGGTAGTTCTCCAAACCATTCCAAAATACTTTCTACAAATTCCGGTACAGTTTCCATAAAGAAAGTTTTAATTGATTCCCATTCATCCTCAAATGTTTGTTTTGTTTCTTCCCATAGTTCACTAAAAAAAGTTCCTATGCCAGTAAAAAATTCTTTTATTGAACCCCATATTTCAATAATTTTGTCTTTAAACCCACTAGATTCTTCTCCTATTTCTGTTATGTTTTTTGTTATTGATTCTGTTGAAATTTCAAATTCGTCAGCTGTATCAGCGGTCGTAATTCCAAGTTCACTGATGGAATCTAAAATCTCACTGTTGCTGTCGTAAACACTTGTTGAAACGTCTGCAACATTCGTTGAAATATCTGCCGAAATGTCCGAAGCATTTGTTGAAGCTTCCAAAGCTTTTTCTTCTAGTATTTTTATTTCATCTTCTAACGATATTAAAGCAGTTTTTTGAGTTTCTACAGTTGAAGAAAAATCAAGCATATCGTTTACTGCAGTAGAAATGCTTTCTTTGTTGCTGTTCAATCCGTTTAACATTTTGTCACTTAAACTTTGCCCAGCATTTTGCCATTGCGGGTTATAAGTTTCTAACAATGTAATTAATTCGTCTTGATTTTTGCCTGTCATTAATTTAATAGCTTCATTTTCAATGTTATACTGTTTTTTTATACCTTCATATTTTAATTTAACCGTTTCTATTTCTTTTTCAGCATTACCTTTTATTATTTCAATTTTAGATTTTTCGTTTTCAATACGTTTTTCTAAATCATCTTTTAAAAATTCAGCTACTTTTTCTTTTTCTTTTTTAATAGCATTAATTTTGTCTTCTAAGGATTGCTTTTTTATTTCTCTTTCTTCTAATAACTGTTTTCTACTTTGCTTGGACAAGAAATTGGCTAATTCTTCTTCTGCTTTTTTCTTTTCTTCTTTGGTTTCGGCATCTAAAATAGCATCTTGTAATTTATCTTTTTCTTTAATTATTCTTGTTTTTTCTAATGTTTTTTCTTCTGCATCAGTTTTATCATCAAGCCCGTCAATTTCTTTTTGAACAGCTTGAATTTTATCATAAGCTTCTTTATCTAGTGCCTTTAACTTTGCCATATGCTCCTTATCATATATAGCTATTGTTTCTTTACTAGCGTCTTGCTGCGCTTTTAATCTCTTACTTATACTTGCAGTTTCAACCTTTTCTAACTCCGAATATTGTTTTTTGAGTGCAGTGGCAACCGCTTCACCAATACTTTTTAATTTATTTGTATTAACTTTTATTGATTCTTCTATGCCTTTTGCGATATTTTTAGCTTGTGTTAATACATCTGTTTCTCCTTCTTCCATGCCATTTTTAAGTCCTTCATCTATAAACTGACCGTATTCTGACATAACCTTTGAAGGCGAATGTATTCCTAATAGACTTTTAAACTTATTTTTTATTCCGTTTGCTATTTTTGAAATAATAGTAAATGGTAATTTTATCATTGAAATTAATCCTTTTGCCAATCCTCGTATAATATTTTTCCCGATTTCAAACATTTTTTTAGGAATATTCTTTATTGATGTTACTAAATTTTTAAATATATTTGATATGCTTTTCCCTAACTTTGAAAAATTACTTTTTAATGAATTCCATATTTTAATAACTGCATTTCTGAATCCTTCGTTTGTTTTCCAAAGTACTATAATTCCAGCAACTAACCCAGCTATTATTGCGATAACTATTCCTATTGGATTTGCATTCATTGCTGCATTTAGTAGCCATTGTGACGCTGCTGCTGCTTTTGTCGCAACTGTACTAGCAGTTTTTACAATTGCATCTTTTGCATAAAGTGCTGCTAAATAAATTGTACTTGCAATATCTTTTGCCTTTTCTAAATTAAATAGCATTAGTGCTCTTTTTGCTGTACCCATTGCTGTAATTATTTTGCCTATAATCGTTAATGCTGGGCTTATTGCTATCGCAACCAATCCTATTTTTGTAATAGTTTCTTTCATCGCAGGGCTTAAATTATTAAACTTATCTGTCCATTCTTGCAATTTTCCTACAACTTTTTTAACTATTGGAATTAAAGTGTCGGATAAGCTTATCATTAAACCTTCTAAGGCACTTTTTAATTGTGTTATAGACCCTCCAAGATTGTCTTGCATAGTTTTAGCCATTTTATCCAATGCACCACTTGAATTTTTTATATCTGATTGTAGCTGGTCAAATTCGTCACCTACACCCGCTGTAAGTGATTGTAAAGTAGTTAGTTGTGTTTTACCGCCAATCATACTTAAATACATATTTTTCTGTTCTTCTGTCATATTTTTCGTTTTTTCGCCAACCTCTTTTAATACGTTTCCCATGCCTTTAAATTTTCCAGTACTGTCAAAAGCCTCAATGTTTAATTCTCCCATAGCTTTCCCAGCTTGCCCCGCACCTGTTGTAAGATTTATCATAATACTATTTAAAGCGTTTCCAGCTTCAGAACCTTTTAACCCTCTATTAGCTAATATTCCCAAAATAGCATTTGCTTCTGATATTGGGGTATTCAAATTCTTAAATGTTCCGCCAGCAACTACCATGGCTTCGCCTAGTTGCTGTACATTCGTATTACTTTTGCTACTTGCTTTTGCCATTTTATCCAAATATCCAGGTAATTCTTTCGTGGTAAGCCCCAATGCTGACATGCTGTCCGTTACTAAATCACTTGTAAGAGCCAAGTCCATTGCTCCCGCTTCTGACAACCTCAATACTGGTTCTAGTGCATTGATACTTTGTTCTGTATCCCATCCAGCCAATGCCATAAAAGACAAAGCGTCTGCTGCTTCAGTTGCACTTTTGGAAGTTTTAGAGCCCATTTCTTTAGCTTTATCCGACAATAGTTTTAAATTATCTCCGGTAGCGTTTGAAATTGCGCTAACGTTGCTCATTGCTGTTTCAAAGCCAATTCCTGTTTTTATTGCTGCTGTCCCAAATGCAACCAGAGGTAACGAAAATTTAGATATTTTCTTTCCTATATCTCCCATTTTTTTACTGAAGCTTTTAAGTGAAGTCTCTGCTCTACCAACTCCACTCGTGAATTGACTATCATTTACACCTATTGTGGCCATAAGATTAAAAAGGTTAATAGTAATCACTCTCCTTTCTAAAAAAGAGCAGATAAATTAATATCTACCCTTTTAAATATTTCTTAAATTTTTCTTCTACTTCTTTTTCTATTTGTTTAGCTGTTTTAACAACTTTTGGATTGTCTAGTTCTTCAAGGATTTCTTCTAAAGACTTAGTTTTTCCACATAAGCTATTTGTTATTGCACACAAATATTGATTCTGTACTCTTAACACTAGCTCTTGCCTTTTATCTTTTTTAAATTTAGACTGAATATAAAATAAAATAGTTTTTACACTACAGTTTTTGTTGAACTCGTTGAGATAGATGATTGTTTCTTCTTTAAGTTGAGTTGTGATGAAAAAAAACTTGTCAATTCCTTATCTTGCAATAATTCTTTTAGTTGATTAAATGTTTCAACTGCATTTTGTTTTTTAATTTCTTCTACATCTTTTTCATTAATGATTGATAAAATTTCATAAACTTCATTTCTATGTGTTTTAAATAACCCAGGAATTAATGTTTTGCAATTCTTTGCTACTTGCATAGTTCCTAATACTTTTTTATCTTCCTGGCTTGTTTCTTTAGTTACTATAGTTCTTTTATATATTGCTTTTATTAATTCTTTATCTTCTGCTATAGTTGTAATTGGTAAAGCCAAGTTGCACAATATGTCTAGTGCCTTATCTGTACTTATCTCATTTAATTTCATAATTTTGCCTTCTTTTTGTATTTATTTTTTATTTGTTCTGCGAGGCCTGTAGTTGGTATGCCATCTTTAATATAAAATTCTATATCACTATTTGCACTAATTAAGCTCATAATATTACCTCACTTTTTTATTTATTTATGATTATGGTGTAGTTACTGGTGGTAAATGTATTGCAAACGCTGCTACATCCGGATTGGCTAAATCACGCCTTGGATGTATTTCACATTCGACGGTTCCTTTGCCTTTATCTGCTGCGGTAAAAGAAAAGCTTTCTGATAAACAGTTTTTTAATTCGATACACATTGGTAATTCAAACCCTTTTACAGTTCCAAACCAACAAATGTTTTCTATATAATCAGTATCTTTTATTGTATCTCTTGGTGTTAACGTTACGCCTGTCGCGGTGTTTGCTGTTTCATCGGATGCTACTAATGCTATTTTAAGATTATCAGCGGTCATTTCGAGAAGCGTTACTGACAATGCTGCATCCCTAGAATCTATTACATCACCGCCCATGTATTTTCCTCTAGCACCATCAACATCATCAAATAAATTTCTCATTTCCATAGTAAAGTCTATGGATTTGCCTCCTGTTGTTGCCCCTAGTTTTACACCTGTTGAATAATCTAAGCTTCCTGGGTCTTCTACGTTTTTTACGAGTATTCCCGCGTCTAGTTCAAAATTCTTCGCTGTATCTGCGCTGAAATCATTTAGTGATTTTCCCATTTTTTATTCCTCCTTTATTTTATAATTATTTTTCTTTTATTAAAACAAAAGCATTTCCCAAACATATTAAACTGGTCCCATGCTTCAGCATATTTTACACCGTTTTCTCTATATTTTGTAATATAATGTTTTATCATTTTTTTATTCCTCCTCTATTTTATAAATAATCTATTTCTAAATTAATATATAAACATTTTATATTTTCTTCTTCCTGTGGGACTATCTGTATAAAAGGACTTCCAGCATGCATAATTAAATTATCTATTGTATATCCTTCATCAATAACATTTTCTATATCCTCTACTATTTCAAATATAACTTGTGTGCTTTCTCCCATATCCCATAACCTTATCTGCCCTATTCCTGTTGTTCTCCAATTCTCAATATCAAATGTATATGTTAAGTACGGGAAAGTTGCTCCTTCTGGAACTTCATTTTCCATGTAAGGTTTTGCAAATTGTTTTAAAAAAGCATATATGTTTATTTGTGTTTGCAATACGTTCATATCTTACTACCAGCTTTAAATTTATACCCGCATTTTAGGCAAGTGCATTCAACCTTATTTTTACCAATTCCGCCAGCTAGCAATCCAACGGGGCCTGCTATAATTACACCAGCAACTCCTTTCCATAGCCCATAGCCTTTTTTATTTGCGGTTATATTAGTGCTTAAACATCTAGGACAATATGGTACCCCTTGCTTATTAAGTTCAGCTCTTTTTTGTATTTCAATTTTTCGTTTCTGTTTTGCATTCTCCTTAGTCTTTTTTAACATATCTTTAAAGCTCATAATCTTACCTCCTATTTCGGGATTTCAAACTTTTCTGCATTTACTTGCACCCAATTAAAACTACTTATTTTAGGCGGTTCTGCATCTCTCCAATTGCTTGTTATTCTCAATGTTTGCCCGCTTTTTACTCTTTTAATTATTATATCATATTCGAGCGGATTTGTCTTATCCGTTGTTATTATATATATAGATTTATTTTCATTGGCTTCGGCGATAAGTAATTCTTGTTTAGATAATGTTCCTATTGCCCCTTTTACGATATTACCTTCTATATAAGTTATCTCTTCGCCAAATGGTCCCGATATTTGTGTCTTTTCCATTATTACAAGTTCTTCATAGTAATCTTGCACACTCAAATTTCTTTCACCCACCTTTTGCCATCAAATGCCTGTCTATAAATATCTAGATCGCTTTTAAATATTTCTTGCCATTGTAATGGTTTGCCATTTTTGTCTTTAGTAAATGAAACCGAATAGTTGTTAAATCCTTCACTTGATTTGTTGCTAATGGTATTTTTGCTAATGTATTCTTCTATTTTTTCAGATAATTCAATAAAACCTTTTTGAATAGTTAGACCATATATGATGCCTTCAAATACTTCATCATTAAGTCCTATAACAGTTATTTTATTGTCAACTACTGTTTCTACCTTATAAATCCCATCATTCATTACAGAACCTGTTATGTTTATATATTGTCCTGGTAAATAAATCCCTTTTATTTCAATAACATTGTTTTCTATTTTAAAAACTTTTGTTTCTTTCCATCTATAAAAATAATTATTGCATTCTTTCATCATGTTTTCTAATATATTCACTTTATCACCTCTATTTAATTATAGCAGAAAAGCCACAACTTTTACATCATGGCTCTCTTATATTGAGATAATATTATGAACTTTTTTTAATTTGTTTCTTTTTATTTTCTACAAGTTCCCAGCCACTATTCAAAAAAGCTGATAATTGTATTCCATCCCTTAGCACATATATTTCCTTACCTTTTTTAACTGTGTATTGCATCATATATCACTCCTAAATACTTTTATGCACATATATAGCCTTTGCTTTTTTATCTAGTACAAAAGCATCATAGTACAGTCTTCCCTCGATTAGCCACCCATTAATTCCAGGTGGGTCAATATGTGTTTTATATTCTGCTAATTTAGTTGGAGATGTAGTTGCTATTTTATTAGTTAATACAAATTCTACATTTTCCGGTAAATAAATACTAGGTACATATATTAATGGTATTCCTTCAATCATTCCAACTTGACCTTTAACTAACATTTCTTGTGCCATATCAGAAGGTTTAATAAATGCATCGTCTTGTCTTATTGCTTTATAAAAGTTTGTTGATATATAAGCAAAAGTTCCTGGTAGTGGTACTTTATTTTCTAGTAGCACTGTTTTACCATCCAAAAATGAAACATATGCATTAGCTTTTGTTATTGCCAATGGTGTTGCTGCTGTACCCGCTCCCGCAACTATTTTACTTAGTCTGTATATATCAACCTCTGGTGTAACAACTTCGTCAATTTGTCTTGCTAATGCTTTTCCTGCCTCCATTGTCATCATTGTATCAGTATAGTTTCTTTTATCAATCGTGAAAGAGAACGATCTATCTTTTGCTAAAACCATTGTTTGTTTTTCATTTCCCAATTCGTCCGGACTACCATATCTGTTAGTACCACTTGAAACGTAGTCATTCATTGCAACCGTTCCTACACTATATACATTTACCGTATTAACTCCTGTGAAATCAAAATCCTTATTTACTGCGTTTTCAGTTACACTTGCTAATTTAAATCTTTCTTGTACCGCACTATCATATTTACTTGCGTAATCTATTGGCATTCAATTCACTCCTTTTTATTATTCTTTACTCATTAATCCAGCTAAAAACGGGTCATCATTTTCAGGTGGTGTTATTGGTGGTGTTGCTGGTGGTTTTCCTTCCGTTGAAGTAGTCGTTATAAAGTCTTTATAGTTTTCTTTAACTCCTTTAGAAAGTTCATCCCATCCTTTTATTTTGTCTTCTACAATTTCCATCTTATTTAAGTCAAACTCTTTAGTTAGTAGTGGAATTATCTTTTCATTAAATCCATCTGTTTTTAAGTTCTCTCTCAACTTAGATGTTTTAGTAGCATTTGTTTCTTTTGTTTCAACCTCTGTTTTATAAGCATTATGTTCAACAACTAGATTATCATAATCCTTTTTATATTTTGCAGACTTACTATTTTCTGATTCTAAATCAATCTTTGAAGCTTCTAATTCTTTTATCTTGTCTTCAAATTCTGCAATAGACCCAGCTTTTTTATTATACTGCTCTTTACTTACAAATTCTTTTCCTATATCTGCCTTTATACTTTTACTTGTCTTTTCTGCTACTTCTGTATCTATTCCATTATCAATCAATGTCTGTTTTATATCCATAATATTATCCTCCAATAATCTTTTTAGCTATTATA